TAGCTGCTTGGATTAAATCTTCTTCGAATTGTTCGAGGAAAGCGAAAATATTTACTTTTTTTATGGTTTCGAGTTTTGACAAATCGCCTTTGGCCATTGAAAGAATCACTTTTCCGAAACCGTATTTTTTATTTTTTGTTCCAGAAGCCTCCGGGCTTGCTTTTGGAAATGCTTTTGGAAAGCGTTTGACAATATTATTTTTGCACCCAAAATAAGCGATTTCGATTGCCAAGAGTTTTTCGATGGGAACTCTTGAAAATGTTTTGGCTTTGTCGTGGAGTTCGTTTTTGTCGAAGTCTGGACGCTTCTTTGTCCTGGTATATAAAACGGCTGTCAAATAATGAAGGTATTCTGGATTTTTTGTTTCACGCCATTTAATATGCAAATCATCGGCCACGGCAAATTCGTCACAAGTGAGATTGGCAAGGCGGTCTTGTGGTGGGAAGAATGTTGTATGTTTTAGGTTGTAGGGTTTGGGTTTTAGGAATGACGGAAATATGGTTCGGTCATTTTTGGAGTAAATGAATTCGTAATTTTTACGGATTTCCGACATTGGAATGTTCCAGAGTACAATTCGAACTTTTGCTTTTTCGATGTATTGCCACCATTTTATGTCCAACAAAATGAACAACACTGCGATGTCGAATTTTGCGGACGGTTGCGTGGTGGAAAATAACAATGCCAGCCGTTCGAGTTGGCGGCTGGTGATTTCGTTCCAGGATTGTGGCAGTATTATTTTGATGGTGCTCATTCGAATTGGTTTTCGGTTTTGCGGACTATTTGTTTTTCGAGTTTCATTATTTCGGCTTCGACTTTGCCGAATTGCGTAAACAAGGAATCGTCTATTTGAGACAAGGATTCGATATTGGCTAAAAGCATTGCTTTTTTGAGTTTGAGTGTGCGAAGTTTATTTTCCATTAGATCCACCAGAGATTCGTTATTTTTTTAATTATTGCAGTTTTATTTCGCCATAACCAATACACAATTGCGAGTGGAATGATTAGCCAAAGTAGGTTCCAAAGAGACCAAGCTGAACGTTCTCGATTGACTGCTAATTCTGCTTTTTTTCCTTCGGATTTTCCTTTGGATTCCGATTGTTCCGATAATTCCGATTTATGGAATTCATCGGATTTTTTGGAATTATCTATTTTTGTATTGTTTTTTTGAGTAGTCTCCCGTGTTGTTTTCTTGGAGTTGTTAAGATCTGTTTTTCTTCCGTCAGGTTCAATAATCGATGCCGGTTTGGATGGGTCAATTGGTTCATAGGTAGTTTCTTTAGTTGTTGTTTCGTTTTTGTCGTCAATGATAGTGTTCTCGGTTTTCTTGACATTGGATTCCGCTTTTTTCTCTATAACAGCAGCAATGGATGTTTCTGCTTTTATAGTTTCTTTAGTTCTGTTTTTTTCTGCTTTTCGAGCTCCACAGGAACAAAATAACAAGGCTAATGATAAGGCTAAAGCCGTTATCAATAGTTTAAATACTGAGTTGAGATTGATTTTCATATTTTTTAAATTAGTTTTTCGTATCGTTCAATAATTTCAGCGTGAACTTTTGCCAATAGTTCTTTTCCAATAAAATAAGCATTCAAGTCATTTTTATTTGAAATAAAACACAACTCGACTAAAGCTACCGTTCCCGTTTCGCGCATTAACCCAAGTTTGCCACGGTGACTTTCAGATTCTAATTTTACACCACGGTTTTTTATTCCGAGAACTCTGGATGTTGCATTGGCGAGTTCCAGTGCGAATGCTTTGTCTAAGCGGTCCGAATCATTTCCAACTAAAACCGTGGTTCCTGTGGCTGCTGGATTTTCGGCAGCATCAAAATGGTATTCGATAACTACAGAACCGTTTCCGGTTTGTATTCGTTTCAAATAACTTCCCAGGCGTTCGTCGTTTTTATCTGTGATAAATTTAACACCACGCGCTTTGAGACATTCAGTCACCAAGTTGCGGAATTCAACTGCCAAGTCTGCTTCGTGATACCCGTTTCCGATTGCTCCGGGGTCTTGCTTGATTCCTTTTGGGTTGTGGCCTGCTGAAATGAATATCATAATTATACTTTTTTATCGGTGTCGAATAATTCGTTTAAGTCTCCATTTTTCTCGAAGTTGTATATTTTGTCCATTATAAATGCCGGAGGGAATTGCTTGTTCGAAAGTATGTAAATGTTTTTCAACACTTTGGAAACTGGATATAAAAGTGTCACGACTTGAATTAAAATTTTAAAGCTTTCGCCAACAAAATTATTTCCAGCCGTAAGCCTAAGCATTTCGAGCATTCCATAAACAGTTATTAAAACAACCCACATCAATATGTTCTTTTTAAACATTTCGACCCAATCAAAAGTTCCCTGACGGTAATGATAATGCGCACCAACAATCATATTGACAACTAAACATATCAAAATGAAGCTTGAAAACTGCTGGTTTGTTTTGAACCAAAAGTTCAATCCATCAAGCAAATACGCTATTGGCGCGAAGGTGATAATCAAATTAAAAAGATAGTTGAGTTTCTCTGTAAAAGATGGGCGATTATCAACTAACAGAATGATGCGGCAAAGCGTTTCTTTTATGTATGTCATTTGTTTTTATTTAATGTGGTCGGATTATGATTGGGACTATTTGGGACATATGGTTAGGTTTTATTTAAACGGCCAACTTCTTGCTAACCGATTTATTTAATAAATTCTTGTTTGCTCATAACTTATTCAATAAACGCTTCGTAATCATAAGAACCACTACCAGTAACCGTGAATCCGCTTTGAGTTTTTGCAGTTATTACAATTGATGAATTTCCATAGATCCTAACCGTCGGAACTTTTGAAAACTCATAACCAAAAGAAATTGTACTTGCTCCAGTTCCCGTTCCTATTTTCTTTTTATTGACATAAGATGCCCCTGTACCTACAAATCTATTTGAATAGCTTACGTTTAATAATTCATTTAAAAGGTTAACATATAAAGAAACTCCTGTATCGTTTAAATGTGTTCCATCTGCTTGAATAGTAGATGCCATTCCGTTACTTATTTGATAATAATTAACATCTAAACTAGCAAATCCATATTTTGCAACCACATTTCGCATAACCGTTAATCCGTTTTGATATATGTAAGGGCGTGATGGGTAAAACCCTGAGCTTTCGTGAGTGATTATAGTAAGCAAAGGCACTCCAATTATTGAACATTTATTTAAAACGGCTTCATTTTCTGTTTTATAGTAAATTAGTTTTTCGTTTAAAGTTGTTTGTCCTATCGCCCAAGAATTTCCATTCCACTCAACATATTGACCAACTTTAAGACTTAAACCACTAAAATTAGCGTATGTTCCTGTTTGTGTTACATACCAAAAATCATTGATAGTTGGACTTGCACTCGGAATAGTTACAGTTGTTGCACTTCCCTTGAAGTTAGTTATTGCGCCAGTTCCTAAATCGTTTAAATAAGGCATTTCATAAATCACAAGTGCTGGATTATAATATTTGCTATAAAAACGTTCCCAACGGTTATTTTGCGCTGGTGCTGTATTACCACCTTCGGCAGCTACAATTATATTAATTCTTGGTTTGCTCCAAGTTTCAAAACCCCAAAGCGGAAAAGTAACTGCTGCCGTATTAGTTATTTTTAATTTATAAGAAACTGAAGATGTAAAGCCTTTCCAAATTAAATTAAACCATTTATGCGGTTGCGTTCCTGTCAAATAATTTCCGTTAGTGCCTGTGTTTGGCTGACTACAAATCAACCCTAAACTTTCAGGTGTTACCCAAGTCGTACCGCCATCAATAGAAACCGCGGCAGCTAAATTAGTATTGATTCCAGTTCCTGTTCCGTAGTAACTCGAAAAAATAACTTTTGCGTGTGTTGCTCCCGTAAATGATAAAACTGCGTTATCGGATGACGACTCTGTAGTTGCCACTCTTAAAGCGTCTGAACCAACCGGATAGCGATCTGTCCAAGTTCCATTTTTAACCACTTCACTTGCAACGTGATTGTAATATTTTACATCTGAATCGGAATATTGTAATGATTCCAACAATCTAAAAGCAACGTTTCTATTCCACATATTAGGAGGAAAGTGTCCTGTTGTATATCCGTTTCCTGTGCCTCCGTTTGTGTCTTGAGTGATACTCATTTCTGCTGGTGTTTGTCTACCAAAAATAGAATCCCCTACCATAACGATTGAAAGTTGATTAAAGCTATCAACTTCCCTCATTTCATATTTACTTAAAAATCCAGAAAGCATTGCGAAATTATAATCTCTATTATTGTGATGTTTTTCAATCGCAGTAGTTGCATTCTGTAAAGCCGATAAAGTTTTATAATCATATAAAATTCCATCCTTTAACGAAAACATTTTATTGTTTGAATATCCCATTTGAATGCCTGAGATATAAATAAAATCAGTATTTGAAAATGCAGCACCCGATACTTTTTTAAATACATTCTCAATCCACACGTGCGTTTTATCTGTTGAATTTCCTGTAAATTGAGCAACGCCATAAACAAAATATACATTTGAAGAAACTTTCCTCATTGTTGCTGACGTACTTACAAACATAGTACCCCCAAGCCATAACTGTCTTAACCTGTTTGGCTCTAAAACGTCAATATCTAAATTAGGACTGTAAACGTAATATGACCACCTTACCCATTGATTTTGTTGAGGTATAACTAAACCAGTTCCAGTTGTGGCTCTTAAATATTTTTCAACAATTAATGAACCGCTTGTAGGCGTTATTTTCACGAAGTACTCTAAACCCATATTTTTTAAATAATCAGGAATAGCACTCAATAAAACAATTGGAGAACCATCTCTTTCATCCCAAAACAAAGGTAATGTTGGGTTTAAAATTCCGTTTTTTGTATTGATTTCAGCTTCAACAACTACATTATCAATTACTATATCTAATACTTCCAATTTTACTTTTGCGGTTATATTGTTAGCTAAAATTATAGTGTTGTTTTGCTTGTCAATTATGTACTCAAACGAACCTACATTTGATGGGAAAACAGTATATTGTCCCTCAACCATTTGTAAAATAGTACTAATTCCGTCAAATCTTAAAAATTTAGCTGTTGATGGTGTTGTAAAATATAAGTTAGGTCTGCTCTCTAAAGTTGATATATGTACTTTGTTTTTATCATAAAATGCAACATACCGATTAAAGTTGGTTGTATAAATTGTTGATGGATTAACCTTTACATATCCAGTTGTTTTCCACGGAGCTGCATTTGCATTTGTTCCCCCGGTTGAATTTAAGACAACCCCAACTATATAATTACTGTCAAAATTATTAACCAAATTCAATCCTGCATTTAGGTCTATTTTAAAATCATTAATAGAATCAGAAGCATATCCGCCCAATCGCTCTACCCATTTACTTGAACCCCCCGGAATATCAGTTGACAAAGCCGCTGTCGTTGGTAAATACCAATCCTTTCCAAGATAGTTTCTTTGTGTTCCTATTGGGTAAGCTTCCGCCGCCCAAAAAGGGATTTTTTCACTTTTTTCATTTAAGGCTTTCCCTTGTGCAGCACTTAATGGCTTTGTTGTTTCAGTTGATGTCAAGTTATTGATTACATCGGAAACGTTTACTTTTCCTGTCACGTCAAGAGTAGTTTGTGAAATACTAAAAACTAAAGAAGCACTTCTTGAAATAAAAGCAAAGGTATTCGCAGGAATGATAAAACCACCCCAATTCGTGTATGTTCCAGCTTGAGTAGCAAATGCGTGAACAGCTCCAGTTGCAGGAGGAACAGATGTTGGAACAATAGATCCCACAGATGCTGAGCCTACTAAGGTGTTGTTTATTAATAAAATGGCTTCTTCAAGAATGGCATCAATTTTCGTGTCCAAAGTTTCGGCATTGCCATCATAACCTCCTTTGTCTAATTTAGTTGGAGACAAATCTGGACTATCTGGATACGGGTTGTTCGTGGCTGTTATACTCATAAGGCTAAATTATTCGGTTTGTAGGTAAAAAAATAGGACTGATTATATTGAAAAAATTCCTTTTGTATTATAAGGCTCATATCCAGAACCTGTGGTTCCTGATTGCAACAAAGGCAAAGTACACATTGTGAAATCAGAAGGATTTGCTTCGATGAATTGTTTGGCAAGGTTTAAATATTGCGTGCCGTTGTTGATTTGCTCGTTTACTAAATTAACAACCTGATCAGAAGGCGTTCCATAAGAAGCGGATTCTTTTCGGCCATCAATAAAGGTTTCGAAGTTCACGCGGAGACCGTTTTCGTCAAGCGTGAACAAACCAGCGTTTGCCACCTTTGCCACGGTGAATGCCACAACCGCTTTTTGCATTGCGATTTTCACGGCAAGAACATTGGAAGTTGGTGCGCCTTTCAAAGCTGTGATTAATTCTGGACATAACATTGTTTGCAAATACTGATCTTCGACTTGACGAATGGAAGGAACCAAGGAAATAAATGTTTGTCTTGAGTTGAAAATATGATAGTATTTGTTGAATGTTTCGGTATTATAGACTAATAATTCCTTGTTTGTGATACCAAAAGCCGTGGTCCAAGTGGTGAAAATCGTTGGGTTTGCTTCCAATACTTCTAATAATAAGTCCATCGCTTCGTGGCCGGAGCGTAACAATTCGCGGCGAATGTCTTTGAGTTGCCACCATTCGGCAGATTTTCGTTGTTCGTTTGCCACAACTGAAACTCCAGAGCTGTCTATCATTACGGAGGCAAAAGGCAAATAAATGAAATACCCAAAGTTGGCGATTGCATTTTGTAAATGTTCACGCGCTTGGTTCTTGATTGCAGCGTTTGTTCCCGTGGCTTCTTCTGAAAGTTCTTCGTGAAGGTTGCCAACGTATTTACGAGTGAAAGAATTTACAGCCTTTGTGATGTAAGGCTGAAAGTCTGGAAACTGAAAGGAATCCGCAATTGAAATGTATTTTTTTAATTCGGCTGTGGTTGATAGGATCATGCTGTTACGGTTTTAGTTCCTGTTGGGTTGGCATCAAGAGTAGTCAAGACGGTATTTTCGAATGCTGGTTTGATTGTGGAATCCCAACCGTTGTATTCTTGAATGAATTCGAATATTTCGAGCGTGGTTTCGCGGTTTGTTTTGTACAAAGCTGAAAGAATGAGGAATGCTTCTCTTTTATCTGAACCGCTTCCTGCTCCCAATGCTCCGCCCGGTATTCCTGCACCACCAATAAGCGTGGCATCGACACCAATTGCCACAAGAATTTCGGAGTTGGCAGCCGAAGCTTCTGGAAGGTAAATGCCGTCTTTGAGTTTGTCATCGATAGCGGTTATTTTGATGGCAGATATTTCTTTTCCTGAAGTGTCTGTCCACTTCATTGCCTGAATGGATTTGCCTGAATTTTCATTACCAACCAAACTTGAATTGATGGAATCAACAAGGTCTTGGCGAACTTGTTTGCGAGCTTCTGGTTTCATTTTGAGCCAGTCCTCGGCATAAATGTTTTTATAGTATTGTTCATCAACTTCGATTAAGAATTTAATTGTCATTTGTTGTTCGAACAATGCTTTTTTCAAGGCAGGAACTGAGTTTGCCACGTCCAGCCAACCTGATTTCAAGATGGCGTGCCACTCGCTTTCTGGGTAATAAGCTTCATCAAGTAACGGATAAAACACCGGACGGATAAATTTCTTTATTTTGTTGGTTTGACAGTAGAGTTTTACTTCTTCTGGAGACCAATAGGAGTCAATCAATGGGATTTTCTCTACATATTGCGAAGTTAGATCTGCGGTTGCTTTGCCAAACTTCTCTGAAATGTAAACGTGTTCGATTAATCCTGATTCCTGGTTCATCATTTCGAAGCGACACCAAGCGGCCTTTTGTCGTTTCACTCGGTTGATAGTGGCGAAGTTTTCTGAAAGAATATATTCTGGAAAGGCAATCGAGAACCACTCAAGGTCTGTGATTGTTTCTTTCCAGAAACGATTCATTTGAGATTTACGAAAGAACTGATCTATTGCAGGAACTTCTGAAAGCGGAACCATTCGCGGTGCTTTTTTACCAAGGTCATTGACTTCATCTTTTATTAAAACAAGTCCGTTGCCATAATGTGCTTTACGCAAAAACCGAAGTGAAGAGGAAGCGGCCCCGTTCTTTTTTACTTCTTTGATTACTTGTTGTGGATAGTCGTTGGCTTTACCCCAGGAGGCGACTTCTCCGACTTTGTCTTTTACATCAACTTTCACGGCTGTGACAGTTCCGTCCATTTTATCAATGGAGTTTTTAAAAGTCACGAGAGCCGGAGAACCTTTATATTCTGAAATGGCAATGTGGTTTCCTAAAAAAGTGGTGTCTGTCATTAGTAGATAATTTTTTGATTGTTGATACTGATTACAAAATCAATACGAAGCTTTACGATTTCGCCTGTTTGTAATTCAATGTTTCGGGTGCGGTTGTCAAAGTGTGCCGGGTTCTTGATTGCGGTTTCTTTGTCCATAATATTTTCGAGAGTGTCTTTTATGACGCGGTTGGGATTGGCTTCAAGACAAAGTTTTGCAGAAGGATAAAATTTTAATTTTCCACCTTTTTTTGAAGTGGAATTAAAAGTTCTGTAAGTCACATCAAAAGGAACAAGGCGATTGTTTTCGTCTTTTTTTGCCATTACAGCCAAGGCTTCTTTTAATGAAATAATATTGTTTTGCATAGTCCAAAAGTCGAGAATCTACCTATTTTAAAATAGGACATAAAAAAAACACATAAATACATTGATTTATGTGTTTGTATTCTAAAAAATAAGGTTGCAAATATTTGACAGTTAGATAATTGGCTAAAAAATAGCGTTTTAGCATTTTAAAATTTGAATGAGCACCATCAAAATAATACTGCCACAATCCTGGAACGAAATCACCAGCCGCCAACTCGAACGGCTGGCATTGTTATTTTCCACCACGCAACCGTCCGCAAAATTCGACATCGCAGTGTTGTTCATTTTGTTGGACATAAAATGGTGGCAATACATCGAAAAAGCAAAAGTTCGAATTGTACTCTGGAACATTCCAATGTCGGAAATCCGTAAAAATTACGAATTCATTTACTCCAAAAATGACCGAACCATATTTCCGTCATTCCTAAAACCCAAACCCTACAACCTAAAACATACAACATTCTTCCCACCACAAGACCGCCTTGCCAATCTCACTTGTGACGAATTTGCCGTGGCCGATGATTTGCATATTAAATGGCGTGAAACAAAAAATCCAGAATACCTTCATTATTTGACAGCCGTTTTATATACCAGGACAAAGAAGCGTCCAGACTTCGACAAAAACGAACTCCACGACAAAGCCAAAACATTTTCAAGAGTTCCCATCGAAAAACTCTTGGCAATCGAAATCGCTTATTTTGGGTGCAAAAATAATATTGTCAAACGCTTTCCAAAAGCATTTCCAAAAGCAAGCCCGGAGGCTTCTGGAACAAAAAATAAAAAATACGGTTTCGGAAAAGTGATTCTTTCAATGGCCAAAGGCGATTTGTCAAAACTCGAAACCATAAAAAAAGTAAATATTTTCGCTTTCCTCGAACAATTCGAAGAAGATTTAATCCAAGCAGCTA